TACCCAATCGTTCAAAGAGATTAGCTGAACAAATGAGAGATGTATAATGCTAGATAAAATTTTTAATGGTGGGTTAGTCGGAACTATTGGAAACATCATAGACGAATTTCATGTATCGGAAGAAGAAAAAGGTCAAATCAGAATTAAACTACAAGAACTTGAAAATGAAAATAACTCTAAACAGATGGATATTAATTTAGCCGATGCTCAGTCTACAGCTACCGATATTTCAGGTCTACTGCAACGTTCTTGGAGACCCCTCATTGGATTTAGTGCAGCATTGGCCATATTTTTCGAATTTGTCCTTAAACCTTTTATCGTGTTCTTTTTAGGAGTATTTCAAATTGAAGTGGGTCCACTACCCCAAATGAACATGGAACAATTAATGCCTTTAGTCATGGCTTTGCTTGGAATGGCAGGCTTAAGAACTTTTGAGAAGCATAAGAAAATTACTAAGTAGTGGAAGTAAATATATATTCAGCAATTTTACGTCTAATAAAGACTAGACAAGACGATGTAAAGTCTGTAATCATAGACGGAAACGTAGAGAGTTGGGATAAATACCAATACCTAGTTGGTCAACTAACTTCTCTTCGCAAACTCGATTCAGATATTAGGGATCTGTTTCGCAAATGGGAGGTAGACGATGAAGTCGACAACGGGGCTGATAATGCCCAACGAAAAAAAGATAGTGGGGATAAAGCCCGCTGAGAAAAAAGAAGAAGATAAAAAGAGCGACCTTAGTAAAGTCCCCAAACCAACAGGTTGGAGATTAATAGTTCTTCCCTACAAAGGTGTAGGTAAAACTAAAGGTGGTGTTTTATTAACTGACAAAGCTGTAGAAGATCAACAAGTTGCTTCTGTATGTGCTTTAGTTCTAGAAGTCGGACCCGACGCTTACGCAGACAAGGATAAGTTTCCACATGGACCTTGGTGTAAAAAAGGCGACTGGGTAATCATTGCTCGATACGCTGGATCTCGAATCAAAATCGAGGGAGGCGAACTCAGAATATTAAATGATGATGAGATAATTGGGACTGTCGAAAGTCCTGAAGACATTTTAGGAGTATACACATGAACGAAGTAGATAGACAAGTTGCTGAATTACAAGCACAAGCAGGTAATAAAGCAAAACAAGAGTATTCTGTAGAGGTAGAATCGGAAGATATTGCTTCTCAAACAGAAGAAAATGAAATTGAGATTCCTCAAGAGAGAAAAACTTTTGAAGCAGAGGTTGATGAGACGCAGGGAGATCCTGTTGTTGAAGATAAATCGAAGCAAGAAGAAGTAAAAGACGAAGAGGAACCCAAAGAAGATTCCAAACAAAAGTATAGTAAGTCTGTTCAGAAAAGATTTGATGAATATGCTTATCAACTTGGTGAATCTAGACGACGTGAAGAGGAAGCAATAGCAATTGCTCAAGCTATTAAGGCTGAAAGAGACAAAATTCAAGAAGAATTAGGCAAACTTAATAGTGGTTATGTGACCGAGATGGGTGGACGCTTAACAGGTTCGATGGAAGCTGCAAAAGCCAAGCTGAAAAAAGCAATGGAAGACCAAGATTACGACGCTGTTGCTAATGCACAACTAGAAATTGGACGATTAGGTGCAGAACAAGGTCAATATGAGCAAATGAAAGCCCAACAAGAAGCTAGAGCGAATGCTCCTAAGCAGGAAAGAGAAGTGGAAATACCAAAAGCTCCACAACAACAGCCTGTAAAGGACCCAAAAGCAGAAGCATGGGCTTCAGAAAACGAATGGTTTGGCACTGATAAGGTGATGACCAACGTTGCTTACGCAATTCACGAAGATTTAGTAAATCAAGGTGTTGATCCACGCACAGATTACTATTATAGTGAGATTGATAAACGTATGAGGGAAAATCTTCCTCATAAGTTTGAACAAAATTCTTCATCGGAAGAATCCGTACGCCAACAGCCCGTCCAGACTGTGGCAAGCGCACATCGAAACAGAGGCACAGGACGCAACGTAGTTAAGTTGTCAAGTTCAGAAGCGGCTATCGCAAAACGACTTGGTCTTTCCAACGAACAATATGCGTCGGAAAAACTAAAGTTACAGAGGAGGTAACATTATGGTAGATAAGACACCTAGATCTGCATCCACAAGGGATAAAGAAGCACGCAAAAAACATTGGCAGCTACCAAGCTCGCTTGATACACCAGAACCACCTGAGGGTTTTAAATTCAGATGGATTAGGGAATCAGTAAGAGGATATGAAGATAACAAAAACGTTATCGGTCGACTCAGACAAGGTTATGAACTTGTTCGAGCAGATGAATATCCCGATTTTGATTTTCCTAGTGAAGCTGAAGGAAAACACGCAGGTATCGTTTCTGTTGGTGGACTATTATTGGCAAAGGTGCCGGTAGAGATCGCAAAAGAGAGAGATCAATATTACTCTCAACTAGCTCATGATCAACAGGATGCTGTTGACAACGATCTTCTAAAGGAACAACACCCTTCTATGCCGATCAATAAGCCCGAGCGAAAAACTAGAGTTACGTTCGGTGGCTCGAAAAAAAGTGAATAATTTTTTTTCTGACCTAGACGTAACACTTACTAACAACACATACTTTTAAAGGAGTATTAACATGGCAAATCAAGACGCCCCCTTTGGTTTCAGAGCTGTAAGAATGCAAGGTTCTGGTCCGTCAACAAACGGTCAGACTCAATACCTTGTAGCTAACGGTTATGCGACCTCAATCTTCCAGGGAGACCCTGTGGAGATGGTATCTGGTGGTACAGTAGAAGTTGCTAATGGTGTTGCAGACGTAGTAGTAGGTGTTTTCAACGGCGTTCAATACGTTGACGTGAACACAAGAAAACCAATATGGTCAAACTACCACGCAGCTAACACTTCAAGCTACGACGGTACTATCAAAGCTTTCGTACAAGACGATCCGAATCAGTTATTTGAAGTTCAAGTATCTGGTGCAATGACATTAGCTAACGTTGGTGAAACAGCTAACTTAGTTTACACTGCCGGTTCTACACACAGTGGAACATCAAAAGCAGAAGTAAACAGTGAGACTTTCTCAACTGGTGCTAATACTGCTGTTAAAATTGTTGGTATTTCAGGAGATCCTGAGAACTCAGATCTTACTGCTAACAACGCTAACATCGTGATTAAGTTCAACAAGCACTTATACAGTGCTAATACCGCAGGCATATAGGAGGTTAAACTATGGCTATATCTAGAAGTCAACTCGTTAAAGAGTTAGAGCCAGGTTTGAACGCTCTGTTCGGCTTGGAATACGCACGATATGATAACGAACACGCTGAGATCTTTGATGCTGAGTCATCTGACAGAGCATTTGAAGAAGAAGTGATGTTAGCAGGTTTCGGAACTGCACCCACCAAACAAGAAGGTGAGGGAGTAGCTTTCGATACAGCTAACGAAACTTTCACAGCTCGTTATACACACGAAACAATTGCACTTGCATTCTCTATCACTGAGGAAGCTGTAGAGGACAACCTTTACGACAGACTCGCTGCTAGATACACAAGAGCACTTGCTCGTTCAATGGCAAACACAAAGCAAGTTAAAGCTGCTGCAGTTCTTAACAACGCTTTTGCTGCTGCTGGCGCTGCAGGAAGCAACCCAGGTGGTGACGGTGTATCACTTATTAATACACAACACCCACTTCAAACTGGTGGTTTCCTACAAAACAGATTGTCAACAGACGCTGACTTGAACGAAACATCACTTGAACAGTCTCTTATCGACATCGCTGATTTCAGAGATGAGAGAGGCTTAAGAACAGCTATCAAAGGTATGAAACTAATCGTACCAAGACAGTTACAGTTCACTGCTGACAGACTAATGAACTCTACTTTAAGAGTTGGCACAGCAGATAACGACATCAACGCAATCAGAAACATGTCAATGATTCCTGAAGGCTATGTCGTTAACCACTACTTAACTGACGCTGATGCTTTCTACATCAAAACTGATGCTCCTAACGGATTCAAACACTTTACAAGAACTCCGTTAAAGACAGTGATGGAAGGTGACTTTGACACAGGTAACATCCGATACAAAGCAAGAGAGAGATACTCATTTGGTTTCTCTGATCCTCGTTGTGTATTTGGTACATCTGGTGCATAATTAAATAACTAATTAAGAAGGGCGTATGTCTTTGACTGCGCCCTTTTTTTATGTCATATTGTAGTTCTAGCATAACAAGTCACGCAAACTGAGCTAGCAGACGGTATAGAGATTGTGTGGCGAGGTCTATACAACCATGGAGGT